CCACCTGAAGCGTCCACAAAATGGAGGAGGTCATGAACTTGGAGGGGTTACTACCCTTGCACAGTTAAGGGGATCGGCGGGTATAGCCCAGCTATCAGATATTGTTCTGGGACTCGAACGTAACTCACAGGATGATGATCCCACCATCCGAAACACAACCATCGTAAGGGTTCTAAAAAATAGATTCTCTGGTGAGACCGGACCTACATCACGACTACTCTGGAATAAAGAGACAGGCCGTCTCAATGAGACCTTTGAAGAACTCGAACAATTAGAGGAGACATTTTAAAAATGGTACAGGTAAATAAGAAAGCAATTGTAACCGGAGTGCGTGGCCAAGATGGGTACTATCTAACAGAATTACTCCTTAAAAAAGGATACATAGTTACAGGGGTAACCAGAAGACGGAGCGATAAAACAGAACCCCTCAGTCATGAGATGAAATACTTCCCTCATTATAAAGAGGTAGAAGGAGACATCTGTGATCCATCATTTATAATGAGCCTACTACAAGTTACAAAACCAGATGAGTTCTATAATCTCGCTGCCCAATCCCATGTTGGTCATTCATTCAAATGTCCTGATACAACCTTCGAGACAAACGCTACAGCAGTCTTGAATATACTTGAAGCGATTAGACTAACATCGCCTATGACTAAATTTTATCAGGCGTCAACATCTGAAATGTACGGTACAGTAAAGGAAGGGATAGCGACTGAGCTAACCCCGCTAAAGCCCTTCTCACCCTATGGTGTAGCCAAGACAGCAGCACATAATCTTGTGTCAGTTTATAGAGATTCCTATGATATCTGGGCTTGTTCTGGAATCCTCTTCAATCATGAGAGTGAGCGAAGGGGTCATGATTTTGTAACCAGAAAAATTACATCTTGGATTGCCTCAAATATTTCTAAGATTGAAACAGACCATCTTGACACGAAGCTCTTGCTTGGTAATATCAATTCAGTGAGGGATTGGGGATACGCCCCTGATTATGTTTATGGGATGTGGCTCATGCTTCAAGCCCAATCCCCCGATGATTATGTTTTGGCAACTGGGGAAACATACTCTATTAAAGATTTATTAAACGTGGCCTTTAATTATATCGGCGTCACTGATTGGACCCCATATGTAAAGCACAGCACTCCAGAAAACATACGACCAAAGGATGTGACTAGATTATGTGGATCACCTCGAAAGGCAAAGGAGTTACTCAATTGGGAACCGAAGGTTTCATTTCGGGAAATGATAGGAAGGATGATAGACCATGACATTGCCCAATTCAATAAGCCGCCACATACTAGACATTGAAACTGACAGTCTTAACCCTTCTAAAATATATTGCATCATAACAAAGAAGATAATTGAATGCCCCTATAATAATCAGATTACCTTTGATGATCATGAAGTATATACTTTTGAAGGGTCTCTTCAGCACCCATCCTTAAACGACTTCAGGAAAAAATATCGTTATGATTCTGAAACTATTTTTGTAGGTCATAACTTAATAGCGTTTGATATGCCTGTGATTAATAAACTTTTAAGGATGGATATTAAACTATCACAGATTGAAGACACCCTTCTCCTGTCACAGTTAGCTGAGCCCAGACGTGAAGGGGGACACTCCCTTAAAAACTGGGGCAACATTCTTAACTCAGAAAAGATTATGTTCAATGATTTTGAATCGGGCCTTTCTGAAAAGATGCTGACCTATTGTAAGCAAGACGTAGACCTGACGGGTAAAGTCTGGATGGCCCTTCAGAATAAAGAAATCCCGGAAAATGTTATCGAGACAGAGAAGAAAGTAAGACACATTATACATGAGCAGGAAAGGAATGGGTTCTGCCTTGACATGCCAAAGGTCATGGAGTTTTCATCTTATCTTAACGATAATGTAGGTAAGATAGAGAAAGAACTTCAGGATATATTCGAGCCGACTACGATTCATCTGAAGACGAAGACTAAAGTTATCCCCTTCAATCCGGGTTCACGCCACCAGATTGCTGACAGACTCATCTCCCAATTTGGATGGGAACCTCAGAAGTTTACCCCCACCGGTAAGCCAATGGTTGATGAGAAAATTCTTCAGGAGATAAATTCTTTTGAGTCTTTAAAGTTGGTTGAATACCTCACCCTACAAAAAAGACATGCTCAGGTTCTTTCGTGGATAAAGGCCGTTGATAGTGACAACACTGTACATGGACGTGTACACACGCTTGGGACTGTTACAGGTAGGATGACCCATTCAAATCCAAACATGGCACAGGTGCCCTCTGTACGTGCACCCTATGGCAAGGAATGTAGAGAGGTATGGGTGCCACGTAATACATCGGAGAATGTGCTATTCGGCTGTGATGCAAAGTCCCTCGAACTAAGATGCCTAGCCCATTATATGGATGATGCTGATTTTACAAATGAAGTTATCTATGGTGATATCCATACCTTCAATCAGCAGAAAGCTAAGCTCAAGACACGAGATCAGGCAAAGACTTTTATCTATGCCTTAATCTACGGGGCAGGTCCTGCCAAGATAGGCACCATCGTTGGTGGTGGTGTTAATGAGGGGAAGCAGCTTATAGATAATTTTATGACTTCAATGCCTAAGCTTCAACGGTTGAAGCAACGTGTTGACAGGGTTGTTCAGACAAGGTTTATACCCGGTATCGACGGTCGTAAAGTTCCAGTTGAGTATCCACATACTGGGCTTAACTATCTTCTCCAAGGGGCCGGGGCTATTATCTGCAAGCACTGGCTGATACAGATGTACGACCTTGCCCATGATCAATCTATTAGGGCCTTCCCTGTTGCTAACATTCATGACGAAATGCAGTGGGAAGTTAATAAAAAAGATGTTGACAAACTAACGGAGGTAGCGCATAAAGCAATCAGTAACGTGAAAAGTATTTTAGAGTTTCGTTGTGATTTGGGTTGTGATGTGAAGACTGGAAAAAATTGGGCTGAGACTCATTGATATCCAACTCGACACGCCTATATCCAAATCCTGACAAATATACACACATACACATGAGGAAATAAAGAATGCCACAAGCAGAAAAAAAGTCTGAGCGATTTGTTTTGGCCGGTAAGATGTACTATGGCCACCTACACCCTGAGTATCCTGATACAGCCTATACCCCCCGATGGGGCATGGCTCTTTCTGTAGATTCTGATATGCAGAATGTAGCCACCTCGAATGGAATGGCACTAAAGGACGCTACAAGTATTATGGATAACCCCTATGTGAACCTTCATAAGAATGTGAAGAAGGCAAATGGGGAAGACAACGTGGCTCCGGTAGTACTGGATTCAAAGAAGAATCTTATCCCATCGGATGTACTCAGCCGTCTAGGCTGGGGCTCAGATGTTAAAGTTTTGGTATCCAAATTTTGGATGTCTAAGTGGAAGAAGTGGGGCTACGTCATCGACAAGGTTCAGATTATTAATCTTGTTGAATATACAAATGATGACGGGCTTAGTGAAGAAGACGGCTTTGATTCAAGGCCCGTTGATAATTCGCCATCCAATACTAATCCGGATGACGACCTTCCATTCTAATCGGAGAGAGTAGATGACTGTATCTAATATCGTAGAAGATTTAAGGCGGACCATCGAATCTGGTGAGTCTTCTCCTTCTGCAAAAGACCTTGATATCTTCCTCGATGAAGTAAGAGATGCAGTTATCTCCCTCTTTGATAGGAGGGATTCAAGTGATAAAGGCGAGAACAGTATCCTCCGATTCTCTGCACTTGGGAAGAAAAACAGACAGTTGTGGTACCGGGCACATTTAGAAGATGCCTCAGACCATTCCCTTCCATATGATACACAATTAAAATTTACATATGGACATATCCTTGAATCCCTCCTCCTTCTTCTTGTTAAGACTGCCGGATACGACGTTAGTCATATTCAGCAAGAATATGAGATGGACGGAGTTAAAGGACATATCGACTGTAAAATTAATGGAATCATAGTTGATTGTAAAAGTGCCTCTGACTACGGGTTCCAGAAATTTAAGAAGGGTGATCTATTGGACGATCCTTTCGGATATATGCACCAGCTTGCAGCCTACGTTCAGGCTGATGGTACGCAATCAGAAGGGGGATTCCTTGTCATCAATAAAACTACGGGCGAAGTATGCTACATGAACGTCCACGATTTAGAGTTACCTAATGCCAGAAATAGAATCGCAGAAGTTAAAGAAATCATCACCTCCAAAGAACCCCCGGAAAGATGTTATGCCCCCGCCACCGCAAAAAAGGATGGGAAGCAGTACCTCAAAACGGGGTGCGTCTACTGCGACTTCAAAGAAACGTGCTGGGAAGAAACAAACGGTGGCCAAGGGCTTATCAAAGAAACAGGCCCGTATGGCAAAACTCGCTGGTACACAGACGCCGTGGGTCATTCATTCTAAGGAACAGGGTGATCCAGACCCAGACTGGTATTTTGGATTTTTGTATTTAATCTATAATAAAAAGAATGGTAGAAAATATATAGGGAAGAAACAATACAAAAGATACTCGAAGGGTAAACCAATTGGGCACACTGATTGGAAATCGTACACAGGTTCTTCTAAATATCTAAACCAAGATATTAACAAGATGGGCCTCAGTAATTTTAAATTTGTTATGATCCGTCAATTTGAAACACGGGGTGGCCTTACATACTATGAGGCGAATGCCCAACATAAAATGGATGTGATGACATCTCGGATTGACGGCCTTGAAGAAAGAGAGTATTACAACGCTAACATCATGGGGATAAAGTTTGTTACTAAAGAAGTAGTCCCCAACATCAATCAACTACTAGAGGAAATTATAAATGTCTACTGCAACACAGATTAATACCATTCAAGATCACCTTACCAACGTAGGTCATATCTCAGCACGGGAAGCTATGCTAGATTACGGCATCGTATCATTACGAGATGCTATCTACCGTCTACGTCGGAAGGGATTTACGATTATCTCAGAAGAACGTATTAACCCTGCTACCAATAAAAAGTACATTCGTTATTGGACAACGAAACAATATCGACAGGCTCGTAGGGTTTCTTGATAGACTTTGAACCCAATGAGACAGAAGATAAAGATCTCGATTATGTCTCTTTGAATATGCTCAGGGTTTCAGACCATGATTGGAGCCCTGAGCAAATTCTCTGGCTGGCTGTTATAGCTCAAGCCCTCTTAGATGCGACCAAAGAACCACGGGAGACAGACTCTGCTGCTCTGATAGAATATAGAAGATCAGCTACACGATGGCTTACGACAGTATCAGCATGTGTTACTTCCAAAGATATGGAAGAGGTCTGTGAACTTGCCGGTATTTCTCCCACTAGTATAAGAACCCTTTCGTCTAATATAATATATGAGGGGCGTCCTTTTGAAAGATTTAGAATAAACGCCCTCTTGGATTATGCAACAAGGGAGTTATAAAAATGGATGTAGGTTTATGGGTTGTGTTTGTTGTTTATGCCTTTTCAGCATCACCTGCGATGGATATGCCCCCTATGTACGTGGGTTCAGATCGAGAAGAGTGCGAATCAATTAGTGACTTTTTCAACTCTAATCTCATTGAAGGAGATGAATATAAAACATCAGTGTGCCTCCAAGTAGGTGACACATATAACCCGGAAAAAGATTTTGTTCCTGAATTAGAAGTTATCTAAAACTAAGAAACTAGGAATTTAAAATGGAAGATAATTTAAACTTTTCTAAGTTTATTAAAAAAGAATTTATACCTTATTTAGAAGACGATATGAATTGTGAAGATAAAGTAAACCACCCGAGCCACTATCAATCAGGGGGTCTTGAGGTTATTGATATTATCGAAACCAAGCTTTCTTCAGATCAGCTAAAAGGATATTACCTTGGTAACATCTTAAAATATGTTTTTAGACATGAATATAAAGACGGTATTACTGATCTGAAGAAAGCCCGTTGGTACTTAGATAGATTGATAACCTATAATGAAAAAACCTGATATACGAAAAATAATATGGAACGATGCCCGTGGAGGCTGCTCCAACTGGACATTGTATGACCCGGATGATTATGTACCTCCTGCGGTCACTACAATAGGTCAGGTATTTAAAGAAACAAAAGATTACATTGTACTACTATCCTCTTTCTATGAGGATGAACCCGGTGTGGTACACCACCATAACGGCGTTCTTATTTTAAAAAAGACTATCATTGAACAAAGCACATTAACATAAAGAAACGGAGAGGTAAGATGAATATCGACGACTACCAAAGCAGTGCAGCAAAAACAGCCGTGTATCCTGATACAGCAAAGTACCACTACCCAGCGATGGGATTAGCCGGAGAAGCTGGAGAGGTTACTAACAAGTTAAAGAAGGTTATGCGTGGCGACACTACACTAGATGATATTAAAGAGGATGTTCTGCATGAAATTGGAGACGTACTATGGTATATCGCAGCACTCTGTAATGATTTAGAAACACCGATGTCCACGGTGGCTCAGCTAAATTTAGATAAACTCAACGGACGTCTGGAAAGGAATGTTCTTGGCGGTAAAAAAATGAGAGATAAAATGCTGGAACAGCAGGCAGTCATTGACCATTTAAAGGCCAAGACAGAGAAGCTAGAGGAACAAATCAGTTTCTCTTTGCGTCTCCCCTAAAACCTATTATACAATCAAGGTTCACGACAAATGTCAGATCGAAAAATCCCTGATTATCTCACTTCTTGGAAAGATAGCGTACATCTTGCTAACCGTATCCGAAAATATTGGGCACGGAGAGGCGTGACTGTGAATGTTGTTGTTGAGAAATTTATGATGGGAAGTGCTGGGCCTTACTACCAGATAAGATCTGATCTTTTTATGAAAGGATCCCAAGATGAAGACAAATAATTATCTACCAACCCTCTATCAACAATACATTCACCTGTCACGTTACTCACGATGGGTTAAAGAAGAAGAGCGCCGTGAGACATTTGATGAAACGGTGTCACGATATTTTGATTTCTTCACCGACCACATTGGTGCCAATGTTCTTACAAAAGAACTAAGAGCATATTTAGAAGAAAAGGTTTTATCACTCGGGGTGATGCCATCAATGCGCTGCTTGATGACAGCAGGCCCTGCATTGAAGCGGGAGAACATTGCCGGCTACAACTGCTCGTATGTTCCTATTGATCACCCCAGAGCTTTTGATGAAACTCTGTATATTCTTATGAATGGAACAGGTGTTGGGTTCTCAGTTGAGAAAGACTTTGTAAACAAACTTCCTATTGTTTCAGACCACATGGAAGACTCAGATTCTATCATCCATGTCGCTGATTCTAAGGAAGGTTGGGCTCGTGGTCTTCGTGAGTTAATTGGTGCACTCTATCAAGGTTCTATCCCTAAGTGGGATCTTAGCGATGTGCGTCCTGCTGGAACCCTTCTAAAAGTTTTTGGTGGACGGGCTTCAGGTCCGGTCCCTCTTGATAATCTTTTTCGGTTCACTGTAGAAATTTTTAAACAGTCTATTGGTAGAAAGCTGAGTCCTATCGAATGCCATGACTTGATGTGCAAGATTGGTGAGAGCGTTGTCGTTGGCGGTGTCCGGCGTTCAGCGTTGATTTCTCTGTCAGACTTGGATGACGTGAGTATGCGTCAAGCCAAGGGCACCCCCTACTGGTGGAAGACCCATCCACATCGAGGACTGTCGAACAACTCTGTCTGTTACAAGAACACCCCCGGCTCATCCGATATATTCACAGATATTGGTGAATTTATGGATGAGTGGAATTCTCTTTATCAGTCGAGAAGTGGTGAGCGTGGTATCTTTAATCGTGAAGCAGCAAAGATGCATGTGGAAAAGAATGGACGCCGTGACTCAAACCATGATTTCGGAACAAACCCCTGCTCTGAAATTATTCTTAGACCAAATCAATTTTGTAATTTAACAGAAGTCGTATGTCGTCCCACAGATACTGAAGAAGACCTTATGGATAAGGTTAAGGCCGCAACCATTCTGGGTACCTTACAATCAACCCTGACAAATTTTAAGTATCTCCGAAAAATCTGGACTAACAATACAGAAGAAGAAAGGCTTCTAGGTGTATCTCTAACAGGAATCTTAGACTGCCCTCTTCTAACTTGGGAAAATAATAATCTGGAGAAGCTTCTGAATGACCTACGCAACCATGCAATTAATGTTAATCACGAGTTCGCTAATAAGCTGGGTATCAACCCAAGCACGGCTATTACTTGCGTTAAACCTAGTGGTACTGTTTCTCAGCTTGTGGATAGCTCTAGCGGTATTCATGCTCGTCATAACCCCCATTATGTACGTAATGTACGTTCTGATATCAAAGATCCTCTTACTAATTTCATGGTTGAGAAAGGATTCCCGCATGAGCTAGAGATAAGCCACGATCCTAGTAATCCATCACAGAATATGGTCTTTTCCTTTCCGATGGAATCACCACCAACGACAGTCTGCCGCAATGATATGAGTTCTATTGAGCAGCTTGAATTCTGGAAAATCTATGCGACAGCGTGGTGTGAACACAAACCCTCTGTAACAATCTCCATGAAGGATAGCGAGTGGCTCCATACTGGTGCGTGGGTCTATGACAATTTTAATTTATGTTCGGGTATTTCATTCCTACCTACGGCGGACCATATCTATGAGCAAGCCCCTTACATTGATATTGACAAAGAACAATATAAGGAATTATCTATGACTATGCCGAAAGAAATTAACTGGGAAGATCTTTCTTTGTTTGAAAAAGAAGATAACACCAAGGCTTCTCAAGAGCTTGCATGTACTGCTGGTGTCTGCGAAATCTAATGACAGAGGTAAGAAAGGCTTTCTCACGTTCTTTATATAATAAAAGCGATAAGACAGCGAAGAATATTATTAGAGAATACCTGATCAAATCTGAAGGACATTCCTTATTAAATGATGTAGAGAACTATTATGCTGATCTACAAACATCTAAGGAAGGTAAAGATTATTATCACGAAGCTGAGATGAAATACTCATGGCGTGGCGATTGGCCAACACACTGGGATGAGATCAGGATTCCTTCTCGAAAGAAAAGACTGCTCGAAAAGTATTCAAACGAAAGACTTACTTTCTATGTTATCTCAGGAGACGAAAAAAGATTCTGGAAAATCAGTTCTGATGCTCTAAGAAAAGCCCCTATCAAGGAAGCCAGTAATAGATACATTGACAAAGGGGAAACCTTTTTCCATATATCAGTAAGCAATGCTGATCTGATTAGTATTAGTACTGATTAACTATAAGGAGAAACCTATAATGGATGAGCAAGAAGAAAAGATTAAAAAGCTTGAGGAAGAGATTAATCAAAAGCAGGAAGAACTAAGGGCTTTGACTAAATCTGAAAGTGACAAGGCATACGAGAGTTATATGGCTGCTCACGAGAACTGCCAAGAATTATGGTCTAAGTACATTGATGTTCTTTACAAAGACAAAAAGGCAGAATTCAGACCATCTTTAAGAATGTCATTCCACACACGTCCGCTAACTTTAAACTGGTAAAACAATGAACGATAAAGGGTTTACCCCTACGACTATCTATGTCGGTTACGATAACCGTGAAGACGTAGCGTATCAGGTATGTAGATCATCTCTCTTAACCAATTCTACTTCACTTAGATCAGAAGATATTATCCCCCTTAAGCATCAAGACCTCCGAGCCAACAAAGTATTCTGGAGAGGGTGGCGTATTGACCACAGCGGTCAGTACTGGGATGATATTGATGGCCGTCCTTTCTCAACAGAGTTTTCCTTTACCCGTTTTCTTGTGCCAGAACTGGCTCGTAGACAGGGTATAACAGAAGGACCGGTTATTTTTGTTGATTGTGATTTCCTGTTTATAGATGATATCCAGCAGTTAATCATGAATCACTTTGATCCATCCAAGGCGGTGCAGGTGGTTAAGCACGACTTCAAACCAACCAGTACCGTAAAGATGGATAACAAAATCCAAATTACATATTTCATGAAGCTTTGGTCATCTCTTATGATCTTTAACATGGGACACCCAGAGAATAATAAGCTGGATTTAGCCACAGCAAACACGGCTTCCGGCTCTTTTCTACACGGGTTCGGATGGTTATCTTCCCCCGATCTTATTGGAGATATACCACCGGAGTGGAATTTTATCGGGGATGAAAGTGAAAATGTAAAACCTTCTGCTGTTCATTATACAGAGGGTGGACCATGGTTTAGGGATTACAAAAATTGTCCCTTTTCGAAGGAATGGTATGAGCAATTAAATATTGCCTTTGAAGAAGACCACTATAAAGTTTTGGAATGGTAGAATTAAATGACTGCATCTTATAAAATTGATTTAACGGCTAACATCACAGTCTTGACATCCTTTAAAGTTGATGACTATGCAACATACGCTAGAAGGTTTTTTGAATCATGGGCAAAATTCTGGCCTAAGAACATTAAGCTAACGGCGTACTACAATGGTGGGAAGCTTCCCAAAGATGTCGTTAGAGCTAGGAATATTTCTTACGTATCTTTGGACAAGAATGTTGACCTAAATTCTTTTAAGGAAAGAAACTCCCAGTTTAATGGCGGCTCTCCCTATAATTACCGTATGGATGCTATTAAGTTTTCCCATAAAGTTTTTGCTATTTGCGATCATGTAAAACATATGGCGTCTAAGGGGGACATGGGATGGTTAGTCTGGATTGATGCTGATGTCTTGACAACTAAAAAGATTGATAGTAATTTTCTAAATCTTATTTTCCCTGACAGTTCAGATATTGTACACTTAGGTAGACAGGGTATCATTGATTATTCAGAGACGGGTTTTCTAGGTTTCAACCTTACGTATGATAAGGCCCATACCTTTCTACGAGACTGGCGCACTCTCTACACCACGAATGAAATCCTTGGTCTACGAGAGTGGACAGATGCTTTTGCCTTTGAACGTCTCCTCAACCTGCATAAGAACCATGGAATTACGGCACACAATCTATCACCTCATGCAGCTTCTCTCGAAGCTTTTGATTACTCTCCCCTCACAGAGTATTTTATTCACTTCAAAGGTGGGAGAAAAAGCATTCTCAATGCTCCGTATGAACCCGGTCCTGCTCGTTATAAGGACATTGAGAAATTCATCGAACACTACGGAAGCACAAAACTTCTCGAAGTTGGAACATGGAACGGAAAGAGAGCCCTCCGCCTCATTACGGCTGCGCTTCAAAATTCTGATTCTGTCCATTATGTTGGACTGGACGTATTTGAAGATGGTAATGAAGAACTGGACCAAGAAGAAGGGAATGTAAAGCAGAGGACATATCTGCATAACGTCAAGTCTCTTCTTAATACGTTCTCAAAGGATGCTCTCCTTGAAGAGAAGAAGGTATCCTTCGAGCTTATCAAAGGTAACTCACGGGAAACCCTACCTGATATCATGTCACGGTATTCCCCCGACTTTGCATACATTGACGGCGGTCATTCAATTGAAACCATCCGATCAGATTACGAGAACCTGAAGGATGTGCCCGTTATTGTGTTTGATGATTATTATCGCCCCGATGGCGAAGATAATATGTTTGATATTACCAAGTACGGTTGCAATCAAATCGTCAATCACGAATTACCTGAAGGGCATCAGAAGGGCGTCATCCCCTCAAGGGATGGGGTTCAGGGTGGGGGTATTACATGCCTTGCCTATGTATGTCACCCATCAATGCCGGAGGCACCAGACTTTGAAAACGTGACGGTACCCATCAAGGTGCAGCCACGGGATTGTGTACCTGATGAGTATATCCACAACAACATCAAGGCTAACCACCTCAATATGGATAAGTGGATTACCAGAAGATACCATTGGAACACGGAAGAAGTGGTCTGTGTTTCAGCAGGCCCCACGATTAAACAGGATCTTGAAAACATCCGTGCCAGATACGAACAGGGGCACAAGGTTGTATGTGTCAAGCACTCTCATAATTTCCTAATTGAGAATGACATTATACCGTGGGGTTGTATCATTCTTGATCCACGAGATCTTGATGGTATTTCAACTCATGGGGTTAAGAGACGAGACCTTCTTGAGAATCCTAATATGTCTACCTATTATTTTGTAGCAAGTATGACAGACCCTTCTGTTACATATCATCTAAAGAAGAAGGGGGCTAAGATCATAGGCTGGGATGCTTATTCTAATGCTGTAGCATCCTTTGAGCATGTAAACGATAGGATGATGATTACGGGAGGTACCTGCGCTGCTATGCGGGCTATTGCTTTAATGCACACTCTTGGATTTAGAACCTTTCATCTGTTTGGTTATGACGCCAGCATGGATCCTGAAGGCACCTATGACTTGACAGAGAAGGACGATAATGATCGTCAGAAGTATTTACAAGTTACAGTCGGTGAAGATAGCTTCATCACCACTGGTGAGCTATTAGCAATGGGTCAAGACATGGAACAGTTCTTCCAGAGGGACGATGATGCCGAGTACCACGTATACGGTAAGGGCGGTATGGGCTATGCTCTATGGCAGATTGAAAAAGAAAAGAGAAACACAGATACGTATAAATCATTTCTTGAAATTGGAGTATAAAAATGAGTGTTATTAATTTCCCCGGTGGGTCTATTACGGAAAGCCCTGCTTCACAAGAAGATAAACTTAACAGTATCCGAAATGATATCTCTAAATTAGAAGAGTATGTTGAAGAAGCTCAAGACTATGTTGATGGTGTACTAATGATCAGTTTTTCTAATAATGAGTGTCGTCATTGGATTTCTCCGGGGTTGTCCGTAGGCGATGTATACTTTATGCTTGGTCGTATCCAGAATGCTCTGCTTGAGTACGCAGACAATGTTACAGAATAGGAGGCATATAGCCCATGGAAGAA